ACTTGTTCCGCCCCGTCGATATCTATTCTTACTATGCTTGCAACACCAGTCTCATCAAAGTCTGCTGCTACAACTCTAGTGTCTCCATTTGGAGTAGGACTTACTATTTTGTTTTGAAAATTATAACTCCAATAAGCAGTAATATAATCAATCATACCTTGTACGTTAACAATACTCTGTCTATCAAAATTTGTACTTCTTAGAGGTTGTCCAGGCACATTACTATTTTGAGGAATTAATGCGCCATTACCAGCATAATCCCAAAGACGTGTTTCATAGTAATCAGGCACACGTACCAATGCAGTATCATTAGGATCACCTACTGTTGCATCTAACAAAATTAAGTCTCTATCGTCAAAAGTACCTATAAAGTTTGTAAACAACCCTGCAAGTCCGCCAGTTTCACCTGCGGCATCACTATTTGTTGTTTTTAAAACAAATGCACCAACACTTGAGAAAGGATTTTCTCTGTCAATTACACCGGAATTATACCACTGTAATGACTCATCGAACAAAAATCTAGCATCGCCACTTACTGCTACACCTCTGTCAATAACAATACCAGAAGTAGTTTCACTAATTCCGTTTCCTGTTTCGCCGTTGTTAAGTGTAATCAAGTTGTCTTCAATCACAAGATCGTTAGTTGATCTTTGAGTAAAGTCACCTGTTACAGTTAAGTCACCGTCGATATTGACACCGCCACCGCCGGTGAAAAAATCAATACTACCGCCGTCTTTAACGGTAACTTTGTATAAATCTACACCTAGGTTTGCAATTTTAGCACTAGTAGCCATATTTGTTTAACTCCTTAGATAGCAGTTAAACGTAATACAGTGTCGGTTGAATCGTCTTCTAACGCCCATGTATAACGGTTGTTATCAAAGTCTACTGCTGTTCTGTTGAATAGTTTTTGGATTACTTTACGCACACCATTGGTATCAAAACCTTCAATTACCATTTCACCTGCTGCAATACTTGCTGTTGCTTTGTTTACTAAACGGCAAACTGCTGTTGCTGTTGCACCGTTATTTGAAACTGTAAATTTGTTAGTACCTCTTTGGTCTACGATGTATGCTTGCTCATCAATCCCGCCGCCTACATATGCACGTACTGTGATATTAGTTGCGTCTGCTGGATCTCCGAAATATCTTTTATTAATTGGACGTCCCATTGTTTTCTCCTTTTTGACGTTCTAGGTCTACGCGGTGGGTACCCGCATAAGTCCTCTGCCCGAGGCTCTCCTCTCGACATAAGTATTTATCCTTTTAGTAAAAATGGGTTATAATGTCCACAAAAAAAGGCCTGCTAAAATATAGCAGACCTTCTCTATAATATTGATAGGTTGGATTAAGGATTACCAACAATCGCCTTTGTAGATCCTGTCCATAAAAGCGAAGCCTAGCATCGGATAGTTACTTCCAAAAACACATCTTCAAGTCTCCTTGCTCATGCGCTGTCACTACAACTACTAGCCAAGTTACTGCCTCTACCAAGCAGCGTTTCCTTGCACTATCTAACTCAGACCGTCGTCTTTGTTATGTACTTAATATAGCATAAACAAAACAAAAGTCAAGTCTTTTTTTTAAAAAAGTCATAAAAAAAGGCCCCGTAAGGCCTTTTTTCTTAATTTTAAATCTAAACTTATGAGAAGCTTAGGCTTGCTGCATTTGTCTGTAGGTCGATTAGTGACAAATAGTCAGCTGCGTTACCTAGAGACGATGCTGTGTTTGATAGCTCAACATAACCATAACGTGTCATGAATGAAACGGTTGGTTCAAATGTGCCTGGATCAAGAACAACACCTGAAGACATTAGTGGGATGTATGGGCAGTAGAACGCTGCTGCGTCTGACTCTGAAGTACCCTTATAACCTACTAGTACGTCATCATTTGCTGCATATGTGTTTACATATACTTTCATTGCACCATTCAATGTACCAACTAGTTTTGTGTTAGTTGGTGCTTCAAATGTACCTTCAGTTGTACGAGCAAACGCTGAAGTTGTAGCACTTTGTAGAATTGTTAGTGTTGTTGGTGAAACAACAGCCCAGTTACCTGCGCCTCTGCGTGTACGCTGAGCAATTCTGTTTGATGCACGGTTGATTAGAACTGCAAGAGCTGCATGTTCGTCACCAACAAATGTTGCTGTACCTGAAACTGCTGCTTGGTTGTATGTATCAGCAGCAGAACCTGCTAATGATGTTAGAGATGCTAGGACCTCTTGGTCAATTTCAGCAGTAATTTCTTGTGCTAGAGCAGCCATGATCTCTGCTTCAACGTCAATACCATGTTGTGATTGAGCGTCTTGAGCAGCTTCAAATGTCCAACGTGCTGACAATTTACGTGTCTTTGCTTCGACGGTTTGCTTTAAGATCTGGATGCTTAGTTGGTTACCAGCTGAACCTTCTAATGCCGCAGTTGCTTCAGCTGTACCACCTGTGGCACCTGAATATGCTTCTGCAATTTTAAATGGTGATAGTGCTTCTTCACCTGCTACTGCTCCGCTTGCGCCTGAGCCATATGTGTCGCTATAGCGAACACGTAGTGTGTGAATCTGACCAACTGGACCAGTCATTGGCTGAACGCCAACAAGTTCGTTTGCAATAACCGTCGGCATTACACGTCTGATTACTGGTAGGATAACACGGTTAAGTGTTGCGATGTTACCGGCAGAAGTAGCACCAGCAGTTGCGGTTTCAGCCAAATACTTGCGAGTATTTTCTAGTGTTGAAGCCATTACTGCTTTCTTATTGCCTTGTAGGCCTTCAAGAAGTGCGCTTTTAGTCTCGTGCCAGCGACTTTCTAGTAGTTCTGACATTGGTTTCTCCTTAATTTAATCCAGCTAAACGACGAATATCAATTACGTTTTTGTCGTCTGCTTGTATGTCATTTTTGTTTTCTCTGTTGCCTGTTACTTCTTTTGCCTCTGCTAATACTGCCTTTTGCTTCGCTGGACCTTTACCGTCTATTACTGCCGGTAGGTACTTGTCAAACGCAGATTGTAGTCTGCTAGTTTGTACAGATTCCAGTAAGTCTTTCATTATTGATTTCTGTTCCGCATTTAGTGGATCAGTTAATTCGTTAACAATTTCTTGACGTTTTATTGACTCGTTGATGCGTTTGATTTTTACATCTTGTGCTTCAGCTAGTTCAATTGCTTTCTTAGCTGCCTCACGAGCTTCATTAACTTGTTTTGTCTTCATATCAACAACTTTTAATAGTTTTTGTGTTTCAGACTTTTCGTTTAACAAGCTATGAGTATACTCATTTGAAAATGCTTCGAAAATTTTACGACCAAAGTCGTTTTGTCTTGCTGTGTCGATATCTTCTTTAAGTTGAGAAATTTCTTTTTTAAGTCCTTTTCCAACCATTTCTGATACCATTTCAGCAGATTTAGAAATAAAGTCTTTTTTGACTTTTTCAATGTGTGACTTGCCTTCACGTACAAGACGTACTTTTGTTTCGGCAAGATCTTTTTTGTCTTCGTAAAACTCTGCAAGTTCTTTCGCAAGTGATTCTACTACAAATTGTTCCATAGCTACAAACTTATCAGCCATTGCTTTTTGATCTGAGTGTAATTCTGTAACTTCTTTTTTCAAAGATTCCATTACAAAATCTTTTAGAAGATTAGCATTTTGACGCTGTGCAACAGCAAATTTTGCTTTTGCTTCAGCTAATTGCTTGCGATCTTCTTGGAATTCTGCGATTTCCTCTGCTAATTTTTCAGTAACTAAAGCATCAACAGCTTCAACCATAGTTGATTTGTCATGCTCGTACTTTTTAGCAAATTCTTCACGTAGTTCAGCTGTTACAGCAAGTTTATTTTCTTTAATTCTTGCTTCCCAAGCTTCTTGTATTTCAGAACGTACTTCTTCTGAAATTGCAGTGTTTTCAAAGAGTGATTTCAGTGCATCGATCATGTTTTTCTCCTAATTCACTGGAGCCTGCTTATTATGTCTAATAAGCTCTCTTTGAGATATTTTTGTGCCTTTTTATCGCCTTGAATTTCCCTTGATGTTTGGAACGCCCTATAACCACCCTTGGTATTCATAAGATGTTCGTAAATTGGTGTAGGATATGCACCAGGGGCGCTAGGCTGAGCCACAACGTCCACGGTGATTATTTCAAAATCACTAACCTCTCCTGATCCGTCTTCCATAACATTACCGCTACCTCTAGATGAGACACCTAGTTTAACACCGCTTTCAAGCATTGTTTTAACTAGTTGTCCCATTGGAGTTGGTAAAATTTTAAGTTTTCCGTAACCATTTGGACCATCCATCCACATTTCTGTAATCATATGGCTTACACGGTCTAAGTTAATGTTAAGTCCTTCAGGATGATCTACTTCACCTAACACTGAGTAGCCACCACTAATTTGTTCGTTGAGTGTGGTGACAGCCCTGCCAATCTCGTTAACGGGATAAACACGCTGATTTGCGTTGCGTACTCCGCCTTGAATGCAAATACCTTTCATATAAAGGTCTTTACCATCGTTAGCAGACTCAACAACAATCCTAGCCTGGTCGAAACTCAAATGTTCATTTAGTAAATTCATCATTCAGTCCTTATATTAGCTGCCAATAGATGATTTCTTATTAGCTGCTTGCTCTGGCTTGCCCTTTTTCTCAGCGCCGTGGCCAGGTTGTGATGCCATCTTAGTGGCACCTTTAGCGCCAGGAACATTTACGTTTCCAGCGTTATCTTCTTTTGTTGATGGTTGTGCTAAACCGCCTGCTGTACCTTTTTCATCTGCTGTACCGCCTTTTGCGATATTTGCTGATGTGCCGCCCATGTTGTTTGGCTTTGCTACTACTGATTTTGCATTTGCACCATTGTCACCCATTGATGCTGTGACTTTATCTGTGTACTCACGCATAATTTCTGTTTGTGACTTTTGTGTTTTTGATTCTTCAACTTCGTCGGCTTCAAAAGCAATCGACTCTTCTTCGGCTTCGTCTTCATCGTCGTCGCCTTCTTCTGAATCCATGTCCATTGGCATTTCTTCTTCGTCGCCGCCCATGTCCATCTCGTCGTCGCCTTCGTCGCCTTCTTCGCCTGCCATCATTGCATCAAATTCTGCTTTTAATTCGTCTAGCATGTCTTCAATGTCATCTAAGCGATCTTCAACGTCACCTTCGCCTTCGTCGCCCATGTCCATTTCT